GTATCTTCAGGAAGAACAGATTCGTTTGGATTGTGCTTATTCATATAAGCATACCTTGCAGGGTCATCATCTTCATAATCTCCTACGTGGTCCATAGCTACAAGACTTTCAGCTATACGAATTGATTCAGCGTCAAATCTAACATCTACATTTTCTTCCTGAGACAAGAATTCTCTTATATCATTGGATACATTTCTTTTATAATTGGAAAATTGTGGGTCTTCAACGTCATCTAAAAATCTATTGAAATCCATTGCCATTTACTTATCCCTCATATCCAGACGGGTAAGCAATGTTAATTGTCATTCTTGATTTCTTATGGTCGAACTTACGAGTTTCCTCAATATCCTTTTGAAGTGTGTTTATAACTATCTTAATTGCATCTTGAGCTTCTTTAGTCTTAAGCTTTCTTCTAAGAGCCTGACATTCTTGTAATACAATGTATGCGTTATTAATAGCGTCCTTTTTAGAATATTTAGTTGTGATGTATTCCATATCTATTTTAGCAATAGACGCTTCTCTTGCCATATTTGTAACTTTCATCATTTCAGCTTCTATTTCATCTTCTGTAAATGTAATAGATTCAGCATACATTCTTATTTCTCTTTTGTCTATCTTAGCTTGTAGAGCTTCTAAGATATCATAAGATTCAGCATACTTTAAAAGCTCTTTTGAAGCAAGTATCTTTGTCATGTCTTTAGGTTGCACTTCACCGTATCTAAAGTTATTCTCAACTGTACCTTCAAACGCATACTCCATAGACCTAAAGTTTTCAGGAGTTTCCATAAATCCATTATTACAAGCTTTCATTATTCTAGCTAGAATAAAATCAAATGGAGAACCGACTTGTCCTTTACCAAGTATAGATTTTAATACAACTTCTATATTCATAAACTTTGTAGTCATGTGAGTATTTAGTATATTTCTAACTATGTATGCTAGAGTTGTATCCATAGCTTTAATATTCTTTATATTACCCTTTATAGCGTCATTTATAGTTTCATAAATAACAAGATTACAAAGTGCAAGTCTTAGCGCGTGAGCTCTATTACCATATTCACCTTTCTCTCTCCATCTTTCTATAGCAGAGTAGTCATTTGTAGTTTCGCTCATTCTACCATCGTGTGCTCTTACAAGTTCTATAAATGGTGTCATAAGTCTATTAGCACGAAGTATTTGACCTATTCTTGCTGCAAGTTTTCCAAAGTCATTTAGATACTTTATGATAAGAGGAGTAAACTCTTGCATTATCTTTTCATTTAAAAGTCTTTGCTCTATTGTCTCAGCCTTAATCTTATCATTAACTGTATCAAGATATAACTCATCAATTACTATTATAAGTCTATCAATTCCATGAAGTGTACGAACTGCACTTAAATCTTTTGCAAGAGCTTCAGCTAAATCTAAATCTTCTTCGAGTTCATCGTTCTCATCTCTAGTTTCAACTTTAATTTCCATATTTACTTTAGGATAATCAAGAGGAATATTTGTATCTTGAATTATAGCTTCATAAGTTTTATAAGCTGATTCATAGTCATGTCCTATTTCCCTTCTTGAGTTATTACCTATATAAAAAAGAAAAGCAGGATATATGTCTATCATCTCACTTGGTTCTTCTGGATTAAATCTATCTCTTCTTCTTTTACAATAAGTAAAATCAAGTTTAATACCAGAAGCTTTATATATTTGTGAACCTAAAAAATGCAAAGGTTCTTTAAGCATTTCTAATTTATTCATATATTAAAAACCTCCTTGTTTTATTATAAAAATTAACTAAAGGGGTGTTTGGGACGGTTTTGTAAACGGAACGCAGAAATAAAAAAAAAAAATATTGGTGAGGATAAACCCCACCAATATTTTTATTTTAATTCTTTCCAATTTTGAAGATGTTCTTTACAAGTTACATATCTAAAGAAACCGATATGTTTAAAGATTGCCTTTTTGACAACTTGTCCATTGACTTCGATTTCCACAGAATCTCTTTTACTGTATGCGTAGTAAATTGGAAACTCTGGACTCATGTCCATACAAATTAGATTAACAGCAGGAGCAAATCCCGCCAAATGGAACGAATCAATTTGATTATTTTCTGCCCATTCGATTATTTCATTACACACGATTGGGTAATTGCTTGGTTCTAATTGCCCCCAAGCAGTTTTAAGATTTTCAGGTAATTCGACCAAGTCATATCCTCTTGATTGAATTTCTCCAAGTTGTTCAAGTCCCATTACATGATTGCTGATATTTAACATTCTTTTCATAATCTTCGACCTCCCGAGTCTTCTAAAATTAAATTAAGACATTGACCTAAAGTACCATTT